CAAAAGAAGCTCCCTCCGCGGAAGACGCCCCGCCCGCCAAAGGGAAGCCGTCCGCGAAATTTTCTGCCTAGCGCGACACGATAGGCCCATCGAAAATCACGCCATGCCCAACAATACCCAATCCCCCACGCGCTCGCGTATAGACGGAGCGATGAACCGAAACGCCGCCGCGGCATTCGCTCTGCGCGACGGAGCCGACGGAGCCGACGGGGGCGCCACCGATAAGGTGTTGCGCCTCACCCTGTCGGTGTCCTCGGAAACGCCCGTCCTGCGGCAGGACGGATGGACAGACCCCTGGCTGGAAATCCTCGGGCACACCCCGGAGGAGGTAGACCTCTCCCGCATGACGGGGGGGTCCGTTTTAGCCAATCACAACCGCTGGGGGCCATCGTCAGAAGACACCCCTCTGGCCATGATCGGCGCCATCGAGAGGGCCTGGCTGCAGGATGGCCGGCTGCATGCCGATATCTCCATCAGCCGCCGGGAAGGGCTTTCCGGCTTGCGCCAGGACATCCTCGACGGCCTCGTGACCAACGTCTCCATCGGCTACATCATCGACGAGCGCATCCTCACCAAAACCGACGGCGGAAAATCTCCCGATGAATATCGCGTCACCCGATGGACCCCGTTCGAGGTGTCCCTCGTGGACGTGCCGGCCGACCCAAGCGTCGGGCTCGGCAGATCCTTGACCCGCCAACCCCCCGGCAACTACCGGATCATCCCCATCGACCCCCCGCCCGCCGAGGGCACCACCAGGAGCCAATCCATGCCCACCGAAATGACCGCGCCAGCCGCCGCCGACCCGATTGACTTAGAACGCGCCCGCGTGCGCGAAATCACCGCCGTAGGCCGGCAGTGGAACGTCCCCGAACTCGCCGACGCCGCCATTGAGGCGGGAACGGACGCCGACGTTTTTGCGTCCAGGGTCCTCCAGCAACTCAAAGACACCGGCCGCCTGCGCCCCGCGGAAAGCCCCGAGATCGGCATGACCGCCCGCGAGGCGGAGAACTTCTCGTTCTGCCGCGCCATCCTGGCGGCGGGCGACCCGTTGCATGCCGCGCAAATCGCACCATTCGAGATGGAGTGCTCGCGCGCCGCCCAAGACAAGCGCGGCGACTCACGCGACAAATCCCGCGAGGCCGCGCTGACTATCCCGGTCGACGTATTGATGCGCGGCATCCAGATCAACGCCGCGCAGTCTACGCAAATCATGAGCCGCTTGTTCGCGCGCGCTCGGCAATCGCCGATCGCCGCCGGGATCGTTGGCCAGCGCGACCTCACCGTAGGCGTGCCAACGGGCGGGGGAAACCTCGTCGCCACCCAGCTTCTTGGCGCAGACTTCATTTCGCTCCTGCGGAATGCGATGGTCCTTGACCAACTCGGCTGCACGTTCCTGCGCGACCTGACCGGCAATATTGCCATCCCGAGCCACACCGGCGCCGCAACCGGATACTGGGTGGCGGAGAACGGCGCTCCGACGGAGTCCGCGCCCGCCACGGGGCAACTCGTGGCCTCACCAAAAACCGTCGGCGCTTTCGTGGACTACTCGCGGCGGCTGCTGCTGCAGTCCTCGATCGACGTCGAGGCATTTGTGCGCGCCGACCTGGCCGCTGTCATTGGCCTGATGATCCAGATCGCCGCATTCAACGGCGCCGGCGCCTCCAACGAGCCGCTTGGCCTGCTCAATACCAGCGGCATTGGATCGGTTGCCGGAGGGACCAATGGCGCCACGCCAACCTACGCCAACATGGTCGACCTGGAAACGGCGGTCGCTACCGCCAACGGCGACGTCGGAAATCTGGCGTTCCTCTCCAACGCCAAGGTTCGGGGGTGGCTGCGCAAAACGCAGGAGTTTTCTGGCACCAACGGCAAGGCGGTGTGGTCCTCCCAGCCGGGATCGAGAGGGATTGGCGACGTGTTGGGGTACGACGCTTTCTGCACCAACTCCATGCCCTCCAACCTCGTCAAGGGGACCTCCGGTGCCGTTTGTTCGGCTATCGCTTTCGGAAACTGGTCCGATCTGATGATTTTTATGTGGGGCGGACTGGATCTGTTGCTCGACCCGTACACCGGATCGACCACGGGGGCAAAGCGCGTCGTCGCGCTACAAGACGTCGACATCGGCATTCGGCACGCAGGAAGCTTTGCCGTCATGAAAGATGCGCTCACCGTGTAACGCAGATCATCGGGCGGCGTGCGCCGCCCGAGACACAGGAAAACAAAATGCAAATACTTATCATTGATCCAACCATCGTAAATTTCGGGGATGACCGAGGCGGGCAGCACGTAGAGATCGGCATCTGCGATGTCCCCAAGGACTCGGCGCGCGCGGTCGTCGCTAGCGGCAAAGGCCTCTACGCCAGCCGGGCAGACGACCCAAGCAAGGCGGGCGTGCACACCGCGAGCGCGGAGGAAGTCAAAGCGGCTCGCGCCGCCGCGCAGCCGCGAACCTAAGCCATGCCCCATGCCCGACACCGTCGAAATCTATGACGATAGCGCCCCTTATGATGACGCGGCTACGACCTACGATGGCTACGCCATCGGGAATCCGGCTCCCGAAACCGACGTCGGGGCGGCCGGAGCGCCAACGGCGGAATTTGACGGCATCGGCCTGTTTTACATGGATTTCGCGTTGCCGTGCCAGGTGGCCTACGCCTCCGGAGCGGTCGTCAACTTTTTCGGAATTCTGGACACGGCGGGGGCCGATCCTTTCGGTGAACCGGCGGTGACCACGCACCGCCTGCGGTACGCCAACGGGCCATCCCTGCGCGCCGGCGACCGCGTCACCATTGACGGCGCGACGTTTACCGTCGTCGATCCGCCGCGGCGCTTGAGCGGACTGGAGTCGCTCGCCGACCTTGTGAGACAGCAATGACTCTGCCCGTAGCGAAAACAAATTTCGTCAACCCAACGCCGACGACGCCCAAAAACAGCCCGGAGGTGCCCCTCTCGGGGGCCATCACCAAGCTCAATACGGCCGTGTCGGGCATTGAAACCGTAATCGGCGTCGGCGGAAGCGCCGACCCCGCGTCGATCGAGTATCGGCTGACGACCCTGGGGGCCTCGGTGGCCGCCCATGCCGCCGCGGGCGATCCGCACCCGGCCTATACCACGACCGCCGAGGCGACGACCGTCGCGGAAAACGCGCTGGCGGCGCACACCGGTGCCGGCGATCCGCATCCCGCCTATACCACCGACGCCGAGGCCACGGCCATCGCGGCAAGCGCGCTGGCGACGCATACGGCGGCCGCCGATCCGCACCCGGCGTACGCCACCGACGCCGAAGCCACGGCTATCGCGGCAAGTGCGGTGACCACCCATGCCGCCGCGGCCAATCCGCACCCGGTCTATACCACCGATGCCGAGGCGACGACCATCGCAACCACCGCGGTGGCTACCCATGCCGCGGCCGCGGATCCTCACCCCGGCTATACCACCCCCGCCGTGGTCGCCACGCTGGCGCCGGCCGAGACTACCGCGACCATTGGCAGCCTCATCGCTGGCGCCGCCGCGAAGGCCTCGCCGGCCGACGCCGACAGCGTGGCCCTGTCGGACAGCGCCAGCGGCAATATCCTGCGCAGACTCTCGATATCCGCCCTGCGCACGGCGGTTGGCTCTGGAGGTTCCGGATCGGCCGCAACCGCCGAAACAATCGGCGCTCTGGTCGCCGGCGCGGCAGAGAAATCTACGCCCGCGCCAGCCGACAAGATCGGCATCGCCGACAGCGCCAGCGGCAATATCCTGCGCGGCCTCACCTGGAGCGCCCTCCTGGCCGCGCTAAAAAACCTATTCGCGACGCTCTCCGGCGCCGCCGGAGGCCAAACGCTGATCGGCGGCACCGGCGCCGCCGAGGCCCTGACCCTACAATCGACGGGCTCCTCCACGCGGGGAAAAATAAACTTCGGTTCGTCCGCCTACGACGAATCCACCAACCGCCTCGGCGTCGGCACCAGCGTGCCGACGGCCCGCCTGCATCTGGCCGCCGGGACATCCGGCGTCGGCGGGGCGCCCCTGAAAATGACGTCCGGAGGTTTTCTGACCGCTCCGGAGTCCGGAGCCATCGAATACGACGGAGGCGCGGCCTATCTCACAACAGACGCCCTGGCGCGGCGCCGCCTCGCCTCGGAGGATTTTGTCCGGTCGCGCGGGGCCGCGCTGCTAACCAACGGCTTTGGCACCCTCCGCGACAACACAAATTTCTCTGGCTATACGTTTGATCCCGTC